CCCACAGGCCGATGGCCGTCAATCCGCGTTGCAGCCAGCCGGGAATGTCGGTTGTGCCTTCGGCAAAGTGGCCGATCATCTGCTTGGAATCCTGATTGCTCAGGATGCGCGAGCCTCTGGGCAGGTTCAGCAGTTCCGGCCCCTTCTCGCCTACCCAGGTCCAGCCGCCCTTCCAAAAGTCCGTGCCCGCGGCGTTGTGGCCGTAGTAGGCGCGCGCGTCGTCATCCCAGCCGGGGTTATCCCAGCCGCCCAGCCCGCTGCCGGCGGTGGACTGCACGCCCATCTGCTGACTGTAGATGGGATAAGGGTCCACATCGTCATAGGTGCGCTTGACGGTCGCGTTGACCGTGTAGATTTTGTCCCACAGCCCGCCCCAGTCGAAAGATGCCAACGCGGCATTGACAAGGCGCACAACCGTCCACAGCCCGCCCCAGTCGAACGACCCAAGCTGCGCGTTGACGGTGCGCGTCTTGCTGAACTCCTCGCCCCAGTTCACTTGTGCAATGGGCTTGAGGATGGGGGACCAGGAATCAAATACCTGCTGCCACTTGGTTTTGTACGCTGCCCAGTCGATAGAGTTGGCAATCTGTGTACCCAGGTCAAAACCCGCCACGCCCCCCGTCTGGGCGGGATTCATATTCAAAACCGGCGTAACTTTAGCAATGAAGTCGTTGACATTAAGCAGCCCTTGCAGAACGATGGCCGCGTCGCCCGTCCAACCGGCCTTCATCAGTATTTTGTGCTGCTCGGCGTCGGCATCCGTCCAGTCGGCAGCAATCAGGCTGCCGATTGTGCCTTTCTGCCAATCAGCGACAAGTTTCACTGGCGGAATGTTATCTTTGGTGTTGGCGTCTGCCGTGATCTCGCCCGCTACCGCATCGACGCGCAGTAGCCCACCGTCTTTGCTGGTGACGGTCGTCGCCGTCGCCGTGACATCCACCGTTAGCCCGCCGTCCGGCGTTTTGATGGTGGTCACTTCGGGCGAAATCTTAATGTCGAGTTGGTAATCGCTAACCGTTGCCAAGCCCTGCAAGGCAACCAACCACGGCGGCGCGCCCTTGTCGAGCAGCGGCGCAATCGCGGCGTCGATGCGCTCCATTGCTTCCGCCGCACCCTGCAAGCCGTCTGCGGTGAAGCCGCCGATCTTCTCGCCCCAGGCGGTAATACCGGCCTGAAATTCAGGGGCCATGAGGATACCGACTACAGAGGCAATGTAGGGTTGCGCCTCCTTGAACATGCCGCTAAACAGGTTACGGCTGGAGAGTTCCCCGATCTCGCTCATCGTGGACAGCAGGCCGGACATGCTCTCCGCCGACGCTTTGCCCGCACCCGCGTAAAGCCGTTCAGTATCGGCAATGATGGCATTGATAGCGTCGTCCGCGCTCACCAGCCCCTTGCTGATGGAATCGGTCAGCGCCTTGCCCGTCTTGCCCGTCGCGTCGGAGAGGATGCGCATCGCGTCGACGCCGGATTCGGTAAGCTGATTGATTTCTTCTAAGCTCACCTTGCCCTTGGTGCGCATCTGCCCCAGGGCGCGCGCGACGCGCTCCATCGTCTCGCCGCCCGCGCCGGTTGCCGTGCTAAAGTTCAGCATGGCCGCGGTGAGGCGCTGCGCTTCGGACGTGCTGAACCCCAAGGCCATCGACAAACGGAACGCGCCCGCTACATCCTCCTGCCGGAACGGGCTTTCGATGGCGAGCTTCTGAATCCAGTCCAACAACTCTTTCGACTTGCCGGAGGTCATCGCAAGCGCCTGCTGCATGGAGGAAGCTTGGCCGGTCAGCAACGCTTCCTTGGCCGCCAGCGCGTTGATGGACATGCTCAGGCGTTCAAAGTCGGCATAGGATTGCAGCGCGCCGCGCCCTATGTCCACGATGCCGCCGGCCAACTTTGCCAGCCCCAGCGCGCCGATGACCGCGCCCGCGCCAGCCACGCCCGCGGCAAACGTGGACATGGACGCCGACGCGCTCATGGACGCGGCGCGGAAGCCGTTGAACCCCTGCGCGCCGCCGCTCAGTTCGCGCTGCAAGCCGGACAAGTTGCGTTTGGCCGAAGCAATGCCCGGCCCCGTCTTGTCCTCCGCTATGATTTCGGCTCGTACTGTTTCGTCAGCCACGCCGCCCCGCCTTCATTGCTGCCTGCGCCTCTTGCATCTGCCTGTCCAACTGCCCCCGCTCTGCCGTCCAGTGCGCTTCCGCTTGCATCCGCGTAGCGATTTCGTCCACCAGGTCAGCGGGCGCGGCGCACAGGTCCGGCCATGACCAGCCCATGCGCTCCATTACCGTGATCAGCACGCCGTATCGCGTCGGCGCGGACGCCGAGGAGGAGCCGAGCATGATGCGCTCCTCGTATCCGCGCCATATCAGTTTCCCTCGTTGTCATCCAAGGAACTGAGCGACTGCGCTTCCTGCGCCAGCTTTTCGCCTACGGACGGCGGCAATGCGGCAATGTTCTCTGCTGTCGGCGGCTGCCCCTCGAAGTCGGGGCCGCTCCAGGCCGTCAGCGTTGCCTTGACCAACTCCAGGCGGTAGATCGGCCAGTCGAGCACCAGCTTGTCGTCCTGCCAGTGCGCCGCGGCGCTCTGCGCCTTGGCAACGTCCGCAAATGTCGCCTTGCGCAGCGTAGCCGTGTTGCCGCCGCCCAGGTCTACAACCTTGGTTTGTCCCGTGAAAAACCCCATCGCCCCCCCTTATGGCAGTGTCGCCACTGCGTTGACAACCGTCATGGACCAGAACAGGGTATCGGCGGCACTGTAGACCGCGTGGCCCTGAATCTGCACGGTCGTGTTGCCGTTGCTGTTGGTGTAGTCGCCTACGCTGTCATGGATGCCGGCAAAGTCGATGGTGAAGCCCTTGCTGCCGCTGCCGGTGTTGGACAGGCGAATCAGGCGCACCGTCTTGTTTGTGCGGGCCGTGCGCTCCGTAGCCACTGCCGACGCGCTGCCGTCCTTCTCTAACTCCAACGTCAACGAGTAGGTGATTTCCGGCTTGGTCCACTTGTAGGTGCTGTGGCTCAAGCTGCCGTCGCCTACCGGAACGGGGACAAGGCCCGTCTTGACACGGATTTGCGCGCCCATCAGCACGCCGGTTTTCTGCGTTGTGCCGATGGTCCCGCCCGTCGCGTCGATGTAGAGCAGCGTCATGGGAATCATGGCCGTTTCGACACTGACCAGGGTGGAAAGCGCGGTCGGCGTGGTTGTAACCGGCCTCTTGCCAAACCACGTAGCCGACATCTTCCATGCCTCGCGCGCGTTGCCCTCTAGCGTGAACTCCTCGACCAGACAGCCGTTCATCTCCTGCGCGTCCGGCGTTGCCAGGGCGTTATACGTCTCGATGGTGTAGCTCTTGGGCGTCGGCACGCTGTTATCGGTCGGGTAGGCATAGATGCGCGTGTACGTGCCCGTGCCCGTGGGCGTTGCCGTCTTGACGCCTGCCTCCAGCAGATGACACACCTGCTCATAGGTCAGTTCGGTGGAGGGCATGACCAGCCGCCCCTGATGCTGCGTGTCGTAGCTGCGTTCTGCCTGCACCAGGAGGCCGATGTTCTCGTCAACCGTCACCGACTGGCTGGCGTCCTCGACCATGCTGAACGGCGCGCGCCAGATGGTTGTTGCCGCCACGCCGGTCCCATACGTCGTTTCACGGCCAAGGGCCGTTTTGTTCATGCTGAATGGCCCATACTGACTAGCCATTGTCGCCCTCCTCCGCGGCCTTCACGCCGCGCTTGCTGCCTGCCGCGGGCGGCTGCGCTACCGGCTCATACATGACTGTGCCGGTAAGCGTCTCCTGTTCGCGGATCACGGCCCCGTGTTGGGCCGCTTCTTCTTCCGTCAGGTCGCGGGCGGGGACGCCGTGAATGTACGTCCCTGCCCCTACATATCTCAGTGCGATCATTCGTTCACCTTCACAGTCACGCGAAACCGCATCCCGTAGTGCGTTATGTTGTTGTAGTTGAGCGCCCCCGCCTGATAGGTGACGGGCCAGCGCACATGCGACACCGTGCCGCCAAGCGTGTGGTCCACGCGCAGCGCAGCAAGCACGCGGTCGGGCCAGACCTTCGCCCCGTCTACCGCTTGCGCCAGCACCGCGCGGGCGTGGAAGATTTCGACAACCAGCGTGTGCAGCGAGTAGCCGCCCGCGCCGCTGTCGTTCATCTCCCCGCTGTCGGACACCACGAACGCGCAGGGGAACTCGTTGAGGCTTTCGGGCGGATCGGTGTAGACCCGCGTCAGCCCCGGCATGGTTTCCACTGCTGCCCGCAGCCCGTCGATAGCCGCGTCGAGGCTCATAGCATCACCGTCCCGTTGCGGAAGGGCGTCAGCAGCGCCATGACCTGTTTGGGCATGGCCTCGCCGTAGAGGATTTGCCCCAGTTCGGGCACGGCGGCATTGTCTTGCAGCGCGGCCTGGTAGCGCTTGAACATCCAGCACGTCAGCATGATTGCCGCCTCACGCACCGGCGCGGGCGGGGAGGCCGACCACCCCCAGCGCCCCGTCACCGTGTACAGCCCGTCGTCTACCAGTGCCCAGGCATAGCCGCCCAGCAGTTCGATGCGCCACTTGCGCGGCTCGTTCAGCGGATACAGCCGGAAGCCGTTGGCCGGTATCGCCGTGCCGTCCGCGTTGAGTAGCGTTGTCACCGCGAGACAGGGAACATCCAGAAGCAGCGCGCCGCCGCGCAGCGCACACACGTCATAGGTGCGCGTCGTGTCTGCCGCTACCGCAAAGCCGCCCGTGGGCAGCCCGCAGTAAGCGTCAATCCACGCACCGGCTGACGCCGACAACGAATCCAGCCACACGTCGTTGTCGTAGCCCGCGATATCCAGCGCCGTCTTGATGTCCCCCGCCTCGCAATAACTCATTTGCGCTTGCCCCGTTTGTCCGGCTCTCTCTCCGGCTCCGCTTCGGGTGCAGGTTCAACGGGAACCGCGGCCCCTTCGCTCACGACGGTTTGCGCCGCGGCGTCGGGGAGGTCTACCGCCTGCCCTGCGCGGTAGAAGTGCGGTCCCGTTGCCTTGCCCTGGTAGTCACGCACGAATTGCACCAGCATTGCAGCCTGCCTTAGCCCAGCGTGATATTGGTGCTGGACAGAATCAGCCATTCGCCGCCGTAGGCCAGCACGGTCAGGCCGTCCCCGATGGCCCCGCCGAACGTAGCCGTATCCTTGGCCGCGTCGCCGGCATTGAAGCCGATGGTTGCCGCTGCAACCGTGTGCGCGGCGGCGGTCGCCGCTACGATGTGGATGATCGTCCCGTTCTGCGCGGTGGTCGGCGTGCCCAACGTCATGTTGGCCGCGGTCGCCTTGGTGATGACGACGGTCGATGGGGCAATCGCAATTGCCCCGTTCGCAGACGCCACTACCACCGGACGGGCGGCGGCCACAACGTCGGTATCCAGTGCTACCCCCGCCTTGAGGTTGTATAGCTGTGCCATAGGTCCCCCTTACAGGCCGACGTTATAGGAGATGGCAGCGGCCTCGTTATCGCGGTTGATCATGCCCACGCGCATCGTCACGACGATAACCGTGCTGTCGCTGATGGCGTCGCGGTCAATCTCAAACGCCATGCGGCGCTTGTAGCCAAGCCGCCACTGGTCCCAGCGCACGGCCAGAATCGAGCCGGTCGTGTTGTTGGCTGCCGTGTCCAGGTCCACCTTGCCGGAGGCATTCGCCTTGAGGCCGTAAGTGGCGTCCTGGTTGGCGCGGTGCATGTTGGGCGTGGTGATGACGTTGTAGCCGTAGACGTTGGTCAACATGCCGTTCTCGACGGTCGGCGCAACGAACACGTCACGCGTCTTGACCTCTGCCAGTTCCAACGACTTCCAGTGCGTCCACATGTCCACCAGGAAGGACACCGCCTGCTTGTCCGCGGCGTTCTTGCCGGCCAGCCCCAGCAGCTTGACCGTCTCCAGATAGTCCTCGATTGCCAGCGTACCCGCGCTGCGCGCGTTGGCCGTGTTGGTCACAAGGGCTAGCTTTCGGAAGCCGTTGAACAACAGAAACGCCTCTGTACCGCCCGGCGTGCCGGCGATGTCGTTAATGTTGGTCGTGGCTTCGGTTGCCGTATCGCCGTCGATGATGATGTGCTCCAACACCTCGGCGGCTTCGGCGGTCAGGTCGCGCCGCAGTTCGGACACCCACGGAATCAAGGAATCTTCCTCAAGCTCGCCGGTGTAGTTCACTGCCGCGCCCAGCTTGGCAACGGTCAGCGTTTGCTTGGCCGTGCCCAACTGCGAAGCCGTGGCGGTAGCCGTGGGGCGGCCAGGGTTGGCGGCCAGATTCGCGGCCTGTGCCATCTTGTAGAACGTCGGCGCGGTGCTCGCCAGGGGAATAATCACCGACTCGCTGCCCTGCGGCACTACCACGGTCGGGATGCGGGCCGCAACCGGCGTAGCAAGACGAATCTTGTCCCAAAGCTGCGTGCTGTAGGTGACGCCGATCCACTCGTCGCCGTAGTTGGCGAGCGTGGATTGATTCAACTCGTTCGCCTTGAGCGGCATACCGGCCATCTTCATGGCGCTCTTGGTGCTGCGGTACTGCACCTCCTCATCGCCGGTCGTCTCTGCCACGCGCACGGCCAGAGCGCGGCGCAGGTCCTCGCTGGGACCGCTGCCCTTGTTCGCGCTCTTGATGGCCGTGGTCAGGCCGGCCAGTACGGACAGGTCCGCGGCGTCCAGGTCGTCATACTTGGCGATATTGCCAAACTGACTGACATAGGGCGCGCCCCCCTCGCCGGGCAAGCGCCGCCCCGCGGCGGATTCGCTCTTGGCCGCGGCCAGTTCCGCGTCATGCTGTGCCTTCTGTGCCTTGAGCGCGTCGTCAATGCGCGCTTGCACGACGGCTTCCTGCTCGGCCTTGGCCGCGGCTGCCGCCCGTTCCGCTTGGAGCATGGCGGCGACTTGCTGCGCCACCACCTCGCTAATTTGCTTCTCGTCCATCTCTACACCCTCCGGTGTTGTCTCTTGTGCCTGTTCCTCTGCTGCGGGTTCGTCCGTACCCTCTGCCGCGGGCGCACTTTGCTGTGCGCCTTCTGCGCCCGCCTCTGCTGCGGGTTCGTCCGTTCCCTCTATGTCGTCAGGCAGGTCAATGCCCGCCTGTGCATATACCGCCTTCATCACCGGCAGCGCGACCGCGTACTGGTTGGCCGGCTGCCGCTTGCCCACTGCATCGAAGATGCTCAACTCTGCTACCGGCCAGTGCGTAATATGCCCGTCCGCTGCGACGCGGTGCAGGTGCGCCACGCTGCCGCTGGAGGCTTTCGCTATGCCGGTGCGGGCCGCATCCCACACGCGCCGCGCGTAGTCGTTGGCCTTGTCGAGCAGCACGCGGAACCAGACGCCATCCGCCTTGACTTCGTAGCCGGTCGTCTTGCCGATGTACTGCGGCTCACTGGCAGGCTTGCCCGTGTCGGGGTCAAAGCCGTGGTAGTAAACGGCAGGGATGGCCGCGTACCTGTCCAGATACAGCTTGGTCGCCGCGCTGAAATACTGCCCGTCTGCGTCGCGCCCGTTGAGCGGCCCGCCGAACGGCACGCCCAGCACGTCAAGCTCCCAGGCGTCGGTATCGCTCTTGATAGCTACTACTTGCGACATATTCATTCCCCCATCCCACCGGCCATTGCGCGCTTGATGGCCGCGGCAAAGCGCCGCCCTATCTCGTCGCGACGTTGGCTCACGACGCGGGCGTCTGTCAGCCAGTTACCGCGGTGGATCACGGCCTGGCTGTCCTCGTTCTGTACCCATTTGGCATAGCCCATGTTTGTACCCACAATGCCGCGCAAGCCCGCGCCCGTCGTCTCAATCCTGTAGGTCCAGGATTGCCCCAACTTGCCGGTGCGGACGTAGGGCACTTGGATGACGCCGCTCTTGATCGCCCAAAAGAAATAGCGGCGCTGCTTGGCCGTGCGCAGCATCTTGGGGTACGGGCGCTGCGGCTTCGGCGGGTAGTCGGTCAGGTCGTCTTGCAGCACTTGCAGGCTTTCTTCCATCGGCGCGCGCAACACGCGTTCTGCTGCCAGCCGGTCAAGCTTGCGAAACAGGCGATCTACCGTGTTCTGGTTAATCTGCAATCCGTAGGTGATCATGCCGGTTCCACCACTGCCGCCACACGGCAACGACAACCAGGGTGCGCGGGCGGAACCTCAAACCGCCTGCGCAGTTTCGCCTGCTGCTCTACCGACAGCGCATCGAAGAATGCACCCTCCAGTGCTACAGTTTGGCCGTGCAGCGCGCCACAGACCGGGCAAACCAGTTCATCATTGCTGGTTTTCCACTTGAGCGCCTTAGTCACGCCCGATTCCCTGTAGCCGGTACGCGACCCCTCCGCGGCACTGCGCGTCGTCTCTGTCATGGCAATCAGCCGCGCCCGCTTCTCGCCAAAAGTCGGCTCCAGGTCGGCAGTCAGGGCCGAAAGCGGCTCAC